AACTTATTTTTTGTGATATTGAATTATCTGACATTATTAATCCAAACATTCCATTTGCTTCAATAATACCTGAAACTAAAGATTTAATCCCTAATGTATATTTTGTATTATTAGATACAATTGCCATAATTTTATTTAATTCATTACTTGAAATAAACTTCACATTATAATTACATTCCTCAAATATTCCTTCATCATATCCATTTTTCTTATCTATTTTAGATTTAATAAGATATGTTCTAAGAGTATCAGTATCATTGACTTTGAACTTAACATAATCGCCTCGCTTAATTAGATTAGGATATACTTGCAATCTTTCTTCCATTTCAGTATCAGCAGTTTGTTTCCTTGAGATGTCGATAACTCCTTTGATTGAAGTTTCTAATTCATTTATAAATACATCTTTTGCATCAATTGAATTTATTAATACATCAAATCTATATATAGCATTTTCTCTTGCCTTGTTGTAGTCTTGAGACATTTCAGAAATATATGATTCTTTACAAGATTGATTTTCAGAAATTTTATTTATTATTCTATAATATTGTAAATCTTCTTTCTTCATATCAATATGCCATTAAATGACTACCAGTTTTTCTGTCCTTACTGTTATAACTAGCAACTTTTTTATCAATTTGTGCTTGTCTATATTCAGCAACTTTTAAATAAGTAGTCCTTTCTGTATTAGAATTGGGCATTTTTATATCATCACCAAAATATTTCTGATATTGTTTTAGTCTTACTATTCCTTCATCGAACATCTTTACAACCATATAATCACTAATTAAATCTTCTTCGATTGGTACTAAATCAAAATTAAATGCTTCTAAATTATCATCTTTGTCTAAAAAATTTACATTCTGAGAAATAGATACAACCAACTGTAATTCACTTATTGCATCTTCTAATAATCCCATTTCTCTTCTATTTGTAATCTCTATAAATTGTTCGTCAGTAACATTTTCATAACAAAAAAATTCTTTATATTCTTTTATTTTACGTTCAAATCTATCTATTACTTTTGAATAAGGGGTCAAGATAATCATTCCTTTCTATAATTTATTAAAGGAAGATTTATATATCTCCCTTATTATTTTTTAGGTGTAGTAGTCTTTTTAGCTATTTTAGCTTCCTTTACTTCTTCATTAGACGCTTCTACTAATTCAACATTTTCGCTTTCTGGAACTACTGCTAATTCAATATTTTCAGTTTCGTCAACTTCTAATTCTGACTTTCTTATACCTTCTTCTATTTCTTCTTTTCTTGCTCTTATATATAGTTCTACTTTTTCAGCAATAAGATATTTATTAGTATTTTTCAAATATACTAATAGAGATAAGAAAGCATCAATTGTTGCTAATTTATCTATTTGTGTTATTTTCTTTAAAATTGTATCGTTTGGTTGTAATATCATTCTTTCTATTTCATCTCTTGAATAAGAGTTCTTGTCTTTATTAACGTCTATTCTTAATTGTTTATAGACTTGTTCTTCAATACTTGGTGAAAATCTAATAGCTTGATTTTTAAAATTGTCTGATTTCATATTAGCTTTCATAATATCTTTCCATAATACAGATACATAATAAGGTTCACCATCAATCTTAGGTGGCAATTCATATCCTGCATCTAATGGGTTTTCACTTGCTATGTATGTTTTATAATCATAATCGTGGTATACTTCAACATAATCAGTATCTTTTATCATTTCCATATTTTATCTCTCCTTGAATTTTAATTTATTTATTTTATTTAGAAGGGCATGTAAATTAATACATGCCCTAATGTTATAACTAAGAAATAGTTATTTTAGAAACATATTGAGTATCAGTTACACAGATACCAAATTCAACACCAGAGAATTTGAATGAAATCTTTTCTCCATTGTTTTCTTCAGTTGTTCTAGTAATCATTTGTCCTTTAGTGTACATTTCTCCAATTGTTCCAGAGAAACCGAATACTCTATCTTCTGGTAACAGTGTCTTGTCATCTCCTGTTTTCTTTCCTTTTAAAACTGGAACTAATCTACAACCACCTAATGTTTGTAACATTGATAAGTCATTTAATGTTCCTTTCATTGTTTCAGAGTAAAAATCAGAACCAACGGCTCTACACATTTCTCTTATTCTGTTAGAAAGTCCAACAATTAATGGTTCTTTTCCTGAAACTGCATTATCATATGTATAATCAGTTAAACTTTGAGAAGCACCTGCCGTCCAAGTTCCAGTAACACCAAATACTTGACTTCCACCAACTATTAACTTATCAACATAAGATAGTATTGATTTGAATTTTTGTCTATCGAATTCTTCAATAGCATACATAGCTAAAGTAGCAACTCCGGTAGCACCATCTCTTCTTAAATTAGACATTGGGATTTCAGTTTCAATTTGTAAAACTGTTTCCATTGTATTACCTTCTGCAATATCTAAATAAGATTTGTCTACGTTACCTGTTCTGTTAGCAACTTGTCTAGCAACTAATGTGTTCTTTGGTGATTTTCTGATTCTAACCATATCAAATTCGCCATAAGAACCCTTATCTGTTAAGAATTGAGTTAATACTTCATTTGGTACGCCAAATACAACTGGTTCAATGATATCTACAATTACTTGAGATATCATCTCTCTAGCTTGTGTGTTTCCATATTTCCAAGCATCATTAACAGTGTTGTTGATTACTTGAGAAAATGCTTCTTCGTCTTCTGATAATACTATATCTTTTTCATGTAATACATTTTTAGCATATACATTTTTAGCCCATTGATATGCTTCACCACTTTTATATTTTCTTTCTATTTCTTGTTCGCTTAATTCTATATTTCTGTTCATTTTTTTATTCCTTCTTTCTTTTATTATTTTAATTTATTAAACTAATCTGAATCCTAATAATTTGTGTCCTGCGTCATAAACCCAACCAAGGCTATAAAAAGCAGAACCAGTTGTTCCTTTTGCTAATTCTCCATTTACTACAGTTAATAGAGAACCTTCAACTACATCGGCATCAACTAAAGCAGAAGCAAAAATTTCTGTAGCATATCTTTCCCCTTTTTGAATTGTTTCAACACCAGCAAATTCACCAGCTTTGATAAGGTCTTGAGTTGTAGCATAATTTGAAACTGGAACACCCATTGCTACATCAACATCAACAACTACATCTCTTGTTAAAATTCCTAAAACATTTGCATCTGCAACTGCTTTTATTAATGTAGTAATTTTGTTAGCGGAATCGTAACTCTCGTTTACAAAAGTCCCCCTTTTCATATCAACCTTTACTGTGTTTTGAGCATTAAATACTTTACCTGCGTTTACTTGTAATCTTCTATACATATTAATATTCCTTCTTTCTTTTATTATTTTAATTTATTATATAATTAATATTTATTAATTATCTTTTAATGTTTCTTCTGGCATAATTTAATAATGCAGAACTAGCGTCTTTGTATTCATAGTTGTTTGTATTAATATCTGTTGACATCTCTATCTCAGAAATAGTTTTCTTTTCAAATTCGCTTATTTCTACCTCTTTTATAGGTGTTTCTATCTTTGAAGCTTGTTCAACAACTCTTTCGGCTATTAAGCATTTAATTTGTTTATCGTCAAGTTTTTCTATTGCTTCTTTAAGTGCTTCACAAGTTTCAATTTCTTCTTCAGTAAAATATTTGCTTGATAAAGCCATTTTCTTTAGGTTTTCTTTTTGTTCTGCAATTTCAGCTTCTTTCTTTTCTGCTTCAGCTTGTTCCATTTGTAATTTTAATGGTTCTAATTCTGAAATTATAGCTTCTTTTTCTGAAATAATATCTTTTTGCGAGTTCAATGATTCTCCTAATTTTACTATCTCATCAACTTTGGCTGAAAGTTCTGTTTCCTTATCTGATAAAGACGTATTTGCATTGTCTAATTGAGACTGTAGTTCTGCAAGTATTTCATCATTTTGTGTTTTTGGAACAAATACCATTTTTGTTGGTGTCTCGCTCACAATTGAAACTACCTCATTTGAATCTACTGTATAAGAGAATTCTATATAATCGTCCTCACATTCAGCATTCCAATCATATCCTATTGCTCTAAATTCATATGGATATACTCTTGATATACAAATCCATCTATTAGAATCTATAGAATTGATAGCAACTCTTAATTTGCTATATAGGTCATTTGAAGTTACAGATGACACTTCTGTTTTGTTTTTATTTTCTGCCATATCGACAATTCCTCCTTTTTCTTCTATGTTTTGATTTAATTTATTTTCAACTGAATTTTCATCAGACTGAATGCTTATTTCTATGTTTTCTTGTCTCTCTGATTGACTTATTTCATTTAGGTCATTTATAAATGCTTCTGTGAACTCATTTTCCTGTTCTTCTATTAATACTTCTTCAGCACATTCCAATAATCCAGCATTTTTATATGCAGGATTCACATTAGAACCTAAAACACAGTTAGCTAAAAATAGTATTCCTTTTAACCAATCTGTTCCATCTTCTTTATATGTTTCACTATAAGATAATTCCCAACTAGTATGCAATTCTGTTCCTAGTCGTTCTATGACCTCCATTGCCCTATAATAACGAGTCCATAATATAACTTCTGCAACCAAACATCTTTTTGTTATATCTCCAAATTCAATGTCTTCTATGGAAACTGAAGTATGATATCCAATTGGACTTGTAGATGTAAAATCACTAAATTTTACTAAGTTACCATCTTTATCATACTTCCATTTCTTTGTCATTAAATGTCCTGAGAAATTATATTCTTTTGTTTTTTCATCAAAGATTACTTTTGTAACTAATGGTTGTCCCATTAATGTATTCATTTCTTCTTCACTCAAATCAGACTCTTTTATTCCTTTTCCATTCACATTTGCTTCATCCAAAGGACACAATAAGAACTTAGCTACCTTTCTAGAAGGGTCAGATTCTTGTTCTGCAACTGAAATTAAAGTACCATTTATTTTAAATAAATTTTCATTACTCATTTTCTATATCACCACCTTTCAAATTATACCTTTAGTGCTTCTTTACGTGATTGGTCTGATTCTTGCTTATCTACATTTTCATTTTTTTTACTATTGTTCTTATTAGTAGTTGAATCGGTGTTTTTACTATCATTTATTAAATCGTTGGAATTTGAAGTATATGAATTTGCATGTGGGATAAATACTTCTGTATCTGCACCTTCATCATTTTCTTTTATTCTATTTTTTTTTTCTACTTCATAATCTAATCCTAATGTATTTAATACAGTAGAATAACTCAAACCAATTTTTGAAAACATAATATCTGCAACTTTCAAAATATTATCTAAGTCTAATAATTTTGTAGATTGTATTGTAATAGTCGGTGCGTATTCTATAGGAAATCCATTTTCTTCACATATTAATTGATAATATTTATTGAGTATTGGCTCTAAATTCTTAGTCATTCTATTGACCATTTTTAATAACTCATCATAATTTATTTTAGTAGTGGTTATAGATTTAGAACCTTCTGAACTAATAAATGATATACCCAATGCTTCAAGTATTCTCAATTTATAGCCTGATTTAGTTTTTTCATCTGTTAATTCTGTTTTAGGTTCTATTAATTTCAAATCCTGAACTTGTGGATCAGCAGTATATATAATAGTATCTTTAGACATGGCTTCAAGTAAGCTCACATGTGCATGACCTATCATATTAATAGCATTTGGTTTTTCCATTAATTCTTTTTCAGTTAATTGTAAATAAATCTTTTTAGTCTTTTGTATTAATACTTTTTGATCACTTTTATCAACTGTTTCCAACATTAATTGAGGACACAATGCTTTAAAAATAGGTGTTAATCCGTATAATCCCTTTAAGTAATTTATTCTATTCAATCCTACTTTCTGTGGATTTAATAAGGCGTATTGGTCTTTTCCTTTATATGCATCATATATTTCAGTAGGATAACTTCTTTTAACTTCATCTTCTATTGTTTTCTCAATATCAATAAGTTTATTAGTTTTTAATCTACCGTATTTAGTTCTACTTTCTTGTAATCTTACAGATAATTCAGTTACATTAAAAGATACAACATTATCATCATCTATTTTCATAGGTGTGATTTCAGTAATATCCATAGGATAATTTACTATAGAATATCCATTCTCACTATCCCCCATTAAATAGAATATAAAATTACCTTCTGTATATGTAATGACTGCATTATCAGCTATTAATTTAGGTATATTTATTTGCTTATTGAATTTTTCTATTACTACTTTTAATTCATCTTCCATCTTTTGTTCTTTTTTAAGTTTAGTTCCTTTTTTACCGTTAGGAGATGGATAATCAATTTTATAATTCGTATTTATATTATTTTCTATAGTCTCAACTACTCTACCAATTAAATCTTCTTTATTTATGTAATATTTAACTATCCCATTTATTTTTTTTATTTTATCTATACTAGTTTGAGTATTCTGTGCTAATGAAGATAATTCATCCATAGTTGTAACATAAGATGATGTATTTTTATCTAATACAGTACTATATATATGACTTAATCTTTGTGCATCATATGTAGCTTGTTGTATATAATTAGCATCAAAATAATCTTTACTAGTAGATGTTTCTATATCTGACAAGATATAATTTCCACCAATATTAGATACTTGTTTAGCTTCTCCTTCTGCTAATATAGGTATTGTTAAATCAATTTTTTGTGGTTGTGGGAGGGGAGTTTCTGTGGATTGTTTTTTTGTCAAGTGGATTCCTCCTTTCTTGCTTTATTTTGATTTTTTTAATTTGTTCATATTCGGTCAAAGTTTATCGAGGATACAAATGTTGGGGCTGTTGACCAATCTGTTTGTTCTACCTTTTTATTAACTATTCCATCTCTTCTTAAATTTTTCAAATGCCATGCTAACATTACAAAAGTATAAGCTCTATCATCATGCATTTTACTTTTTTTATCAGGTGATAAGTCATACTTATAATTTATATTATCTCCTAACCTTCTAGTTGCAATTAGCTCTTCTTTTGCAATATCTATTTGCTTTAATGCTAATTCTTCATCCCAAGAAAGGTTGTATTCCTTGAAATCAATAGATTTAACCTTTTTCTTTTCACCAGTTTCTTCGTCGATTTCTTCTATTTCTTTTCCTTCTTGTGGTAAGTTTAAATACCCTTTCATATCATAAGTATCTGTGAATTCAATTAATCCTAAATTTAATAATTCTATAAAATCATCATACATTTCTGTTCTGTACTTTTTAGGTGATATTAATTTTAATTTATCAACAGCATTGGGATACTGATTAACATGTTCAGCACAAACTTCTTTATCAATTAATCCCCTATGTTGTATTCCTTGTTCATCTTTCCAATCCTCCATAAAATAATCACTTATAAGTGCTCCACCTCCACCAGAACCAGCATCTATCATTAATCCATCTATATTTTCATAATCTGCAAATCCTTTTCCATTATAATTTAATAACATTTGTTTTATTTCTTTTATCTGTTCTGGTGTTCTCATAGGAGTTTTTTTCTTTTTCCCTAAATCTACTAAAGTAACACAATTCTGAATTATTAATTTCCAACCTACCTGTTCATCATAGACATATTCTCCGGCTGAGACTGCCGAATTATCGTAATCATGTGCCAATTATTAATACCCTCGGTTTCCCGATATTTTATTAAGGGGTTTAGACTATATCATTATCTAAATAACTATATTTAGATACTCTGCTTTTCCACATTTAAGTGTACTCTACTTGGTTATTCACTATTATTAAGTTAATAGCTATCCTTTCGATAGTCGTTAGGCTTTTATCTATGTTTTCATAGAATTTAGCAAGGGGTTATCACTATCCATAATATGGACTTAGAATTTCTTATCAGTTTATTCTTTATATTAAACTTCGCCCTTTTAACAGAGTTTTTATCTACAAGTATTACTACTTATAGCCCCACAAGTCTAGGGTCATATGCTAGTACGATATGTCTGTTTATATCTCCTTCATTTATTAACAAAGGTTTTCTTACTTTTGAATTTTTCATAATTACTGCCCGTTTGATTTTCTGTTGATTTCCTCCATCACTATCAAAACGGTTAAAATATTCTCGATTTCCTTTTTCAGCATTCGATCTTAAATCATCATCAACTTTTGAACGTGACAATAATGGTACAGACATTTTCTTTCCATTCATTGTTGCACCAATAACAACTTCACAGTTCAAATCAGCAACAAAATGTTCTTTACTTCCTGCAAACATTAACTTAGCCCAGTCTTTATATAATGTATAAAAAGCAGAATCCGTACTACTAGCAGAAGAACAAAACAATAACTGATTAGGTATATTATCTGGAAATAATGAAGCATCAAACCCTTTGGAAATTTTGAAACTTGAATTTTGTGTTGTAAATGCTTTTGTAGTAGAAATATAATTTTCACTTATGAATCCACTTTCATCATAGAGGTTTAAATTTGCATATATACCGTTAGTTTCCTAATACTTTAACACTCAATTAAGAGTCGGAGTAGACTATACCTTTATCCTATTTAGGATAGCTTATTATAGTCGTTGAACGTCCTCCATTTAAGGAGTTTCGATGCTGATTGCCCAATACTTATAATTTTCAAACATTCACGCATACCATTTCTAGTTACGTTGTAGTTTATAAGTCTCTAAGGGTGTTCCAGCAATTTAAAGCTTTTATCTATGTAATTACTTACATAGGAGACCAAACTTAATCTCTTACCTCTAATATTATCTTCTTCTCCTGATACGGTTGTCACTTGACTATTATTATACAATTTACAACGGAATCCCTGTGGAGAGTGTACAAATCCATCATGATTTGCACTAGCTGATACTTCTCCTAAAAATATATCTGTTAATCCACAGAATGACTCAATCTGTTGTTTTGCAATAGCTTCTAATTTTAAAAAAGTATCCTGACTTTGAGATGCGGTTAATGAAAGAATATAACTTTGAAAATTTGGGAATAGCATCATTTTTGTCATAATAAATGGAGATGATAAAGTAGACTTTCCAGAATTTCTCCCCATTAACCATAATGCAAATTGTTTTTCCCAAGACATTTGAAATACATATTTTTGATAATCCATTAGTTCTAACCCAAATGCGTACTCCGCAAATTTAACAGGATTTCGTTCGACGTCCCCAGTTTATTATTTGACTGTATTTTAAATAACCCTCTAATTTCTTTTGAGTTAAGTTACTTTTGTTTATAACTGTGATGGACATTTAAGACCACCTCCTTTTTTATATAGATAAAGTTTGCAAATGCAACAAAAGACACATTACTGTGCCTTCAATTATCTAAGCTTATTTATTAAATTAATTCTCCATTTTTTACACTTTCCAGTATCTTTTCCTTTTCTTTTTTTCCCTTTTCTTCAATAACAAAACTTGCATAATCCTCAGTATCTATTGGCAATACTTCTTCTACCATTTTATTAAAAGCCATTAAATCTTCTTCTTGTTTTTTTATTTCTATTTCTGTATATTGAAGTACATCTGCGTATTCAGTTTCTTCAATTTCTTGAGAATAATCTACATCATTAAAATTGCAAAGAACTTTTAATTTTCTATTTTCTTCTCTTAATTTACTATATTCACTTTCATAGAAATCAATTTTTGACCTTTGAAATTTACCAATATCTATTAAATCATCATCTCCAAAGTTTAAATTCTCTACCATAGCTTGAGCAGATAGTCTGGCAACTTGCAACATTCCCATTGATGTTTGAATATCAAATAAATTTACCTGCGCTTCTTGTAAATCTATTTCTTTTAGTTTTTTTAGTATACCTGACAAAGTATTAGCACCTACAGTTTTGTGACCACTATACAAATCACTTATTTTATTATCTTTTGCCAAAGCTAGTAAACTTTTGTTAAGTTTCTCTTTAGTATCTGTTAAACTTTTAATAGTTCCTATATTATCTTTTATACTTTTTATATCTGAACTCAAACTTGTAATAACATCATTTATTTTATTTTCTTGATTTTGACCTTTTATAATACTAATGATTGCACCTAGTTTTAATTCATCCTCTTGAGTATCTTCATTAAGCATATTAATTAATTTAGCATACATTTTTGATTTATCTTCTTCTATTTCGTTTTCAAATGGATTATAACCAATTATTCTAATTATGTCTTCTTTATTCTGTTTATCTCTAACTTTTTGTTCTATATCATCGTCAGATAATTCTTTAATTTTTTTAAGACTTGTATCATTTTCTTCTATAACTTCTATTGATGGTAAATTACTTTCACAATTATTATAAATTTTATCCCCATGTTCAAAAGCATAACCCTTATAGTTTTTTAAAGAGTTGATAGTTTTTATATATTTTTTCCATACCTCAAGTCCATTCTCAACCACAGTAAAATTCTTATTCCATCCTGCTTCAGTTAGTGAACTCTCATATATATTTTCTAAATATACAAAATCAACTATTTCACACAATTTATATATAGATATTCTAATATCATTTGTTTCTTCTAAAAATGATATATAAAAATTAGTTAAGCAATCTTTACATAATGATAATCTTCCTGTATGTCTATTCAATTTAGAATTAGAAGTATAAAAATTACCATCAGCAAGTATCTTTCCACATTTAGTGCATCTAGTCTTTCCCTTCATTTGCTCTTCTAAATCTTTCGTCTTGAAATCTGCCATTATATTTTTCACCTACTTTTTTTATTTTTACACAATAAAAAGCCACTAAGATTAATTAGCGACTTTTAAATTTTCTAATATTTTATTACTTCTATATTCTTCTTCTAATTGCTCATCGAATTCTCCATTAAAGAATCTAATTAAAAATTCATCAAATTGACTAGGTGTATTTGTTCCATATCCATAATTTTGATGAAATATTTTATGATATTCTTCTTTCATACATTTTCCTAATGGATATCTATAGTGGATTTCTATACATCTATTTATAATCTGTTTTAATTCTACATCTGTATAATTACTTATATTTTCATATATTGGAATATTTAATTCTTGTAAAGTATCTATAACTATACTATCAAAACTATATAAATGATGAATATGGTCAAATCTTTCTCCTGTGAAAATACATTTGAAATTACAATCTTTCATACTATCTATTTTCCATTGATTTAAATTTCTTCTTAACTCATTTTCTATATTACTAATACCACCCTTATAATTAGGGTTTAGACTTCCAAACCTAGCAGACCCAAACATTGGATTATTTTCGCCATTAAAGTACCCTTCTGATTTTCTAGCATTTGACACCTTAATTCTACCTTCATCACTCATCAATCTACTTTGTTGTAAGATATCTTTGGTTTTCTTTAAATCTAATTTCCATGCTTTATCAGTTAAATGTTTTAATTTTCTATTTGGAAAATATTCTTTTATAATATCTTCATTAATCATATCAGAATAAATTTCTTTTAATAATTTTACATCTTTATCCGTCCAATCAATAGCATTAGACAATCCAAAATTTTCTCCCTTACATTCTTTACAAATATGTCTGAAACCATCAATACAAGCATTATCCTTTGGAAAATATGTCATTTCAAATGGCAAATATCGTCTACAACATTTGCACTTTTTATATTTTATTCCATTTTCTATTTCATATAATTCATCAAATGGAATATCTTCATAATTATTTTGTTTCTTTATTCCCATATCATTGGCTTTATGTTTTATTCCCTTCCAAGTTCTTGTATTGAATCTCTTCATTAATTCTTCTTTGGATAATTCTATGTAATTTTCTCTTAAAAATTCTTCATCTTCTGTCAACCACGGTTGTCCTTTTCCCATAATTAATTCCTTCTTTCATCTAAAATTCTCTTATCTAATATTACTTATTTTATTTCACTATTTATTATATTTATTATTTTTCTTTCTTAATCCATTTAATATTTTTAAATCTTTTCTAAATTCTTCGGTATCTTCAAAACTATAAACCGTCTTCCCATCTAACTCAAATTTCATAAAATTATAACATAAATAATTCATAGCTCTTGCCAAACTTAAAGAATCTACCTTGAAATATTTCTTTTCCATATTAATTCACTCCTATTTATTTATTAATTTGTTTCTATACTTATACTACCATAAATAGGTATACATTTCAATACTAATTCCATTAATTTATTCGCTAATTAGCCTTTTTGTGAACTATATAAATCGAACTAGCCTTTTTATGAACATGAAAATTAGCTTAGACTTGTCATATCAACACACTCACAACATTTAGCTATTCTTGGTCTTCTTTTATATCCTAAACATTGATTGTAGGTTTTTAATATCCTCCATTTTAATTCCTTTATAATATATAGATGGATTTACATAAATTGCTTTTCCATTATCTTTTTCGAATATTCCAATAACTAATTCATTATTTACTTTTAATTTTAATAAATCTTTCTTTAGTCTACTTGCATGTGTTTTATCATATCCTAATTCACTACACAAATCAGACATTGCATATGGTTCTATATTTTCTTCATATTCACACTTTGGGTTGTGACATATCACATTAAATTTAAGATTTATCAAAGGTAATATTTCTATTAATAAAGCTAATTTTTTATGTTCTTTTGGAGTAGACTTTTCATACAACTCTCTAATTGCGTCATTAAACATTCTTACCACCTCAATTGATTTAGTTTTATTTATTTTACCTTTTTTACAATATTTATCATTAATTAATATTGTTTTATTATCTTGTATAGTTATAAATTTATTTTCAATTAAATACTTTTTAGTCTTATAGAACTCAGTTTTCCCTAAATTAAATATATCTATTAATTTTTCTTCTTTTATTAATTTCTTTCCATCTGATAATAGATTATCATAATTCATAAAAGTTGCCAAATATATAAATCTGAATAAGAATTGTTTTTCAATATTTCCAAATCGTTTATAAAAGTTAAAATAAAAACTACCATAACAATTTAATAAATATTGTTGAAATTCAGTTTGCTCTTCTTTCATTTGTATTATATCTAATTTCTTTTCTTTACCTTGTTCCTCCATAGTAATAAAATCCATTGCAATTAATTCCAAAGACCTATCGCTTATATTTTCTATTACCTCACCATATTCTGTTACAATTCCATTACTTTTGATTATATTTTTATAATCTCTAATCTTTGCAGTATATTCTCCTGCCATAATTACATTCCTCCTAATTAAACATTATTTTATTATTTAAACTACCTACCATCTAGATAGATATTAGAAAACAATAAAAGAGACTAGACAACCTCAATCATCTAGCCATTTAAACCATATTTAATTAATTCTATGTTGTAAGTAATCTTTGATTACGCCACAACAAATCAGCTTTAGCTGAAACACCTCGTAGAGTAAAAGCCTTTAAAACATTACTTTTATTCTATTTACATTAATTTATTATTCTTTGTTACTTACTCCATCTATCAAACCAATTTCATAAGCCTTAATGATAGCATCTTTAATTGAACAATGTAGACAAAATTCTTCATCATCTTGATTTTCTATAATATCATCAAAAACTTCTTGTGTTAACTCCTCAAATAAATTATCTAACTCATCTTCTTCGTCTTCAGAATATTCCTTTTCAGTTAAAGTTACTATTGGACAATTAATATATTCTTTTAATTCATCAGAATCAATTAAGTCTTCTTCAACAAATACTACATCTTGTCCCTCAATAGTTTTTAAATGGTCGTATCCATAAGCACTTTCTAAACTATAATGTTCTTCATCGTCCCAATATGATTTAGAAATTAATAATATATCAGTATTATATAATTCTTCAAATTCTTTAAAACTAAAAGTATCATATTCATTGAATTTATAACCTAAAGTTTCCATTCTTTCAACTAATTCTAAAGCCTTATCATTTGACAGTATGAATGAAATATTATCAAAATCCTTTAAAATTTTCATCAATGCATCTAAATAATCTTCATATACTTTTTCTGTGTTTATATTTTTATTATTCATTATTTTTACCTCACTTTATTTTATGGTTGATTCTGTTCTACTACAATTTGTTGAATCTTTGCTAACTTTTCATTAACTGAATTTTGATATACATTATTAGAAATACTAACTGCATTATTATAATCAATACCATACCCAATTAATTTTTGAAAACATTCACCTATAGTTTCTATATAAATCATATTTTCTTGGTAGAAATCACTGTTCGTGGTATATTCACTTGTTTCAGATGTAGGATTATCTTGAATAACTATTCTTTTTAACTCTTCATCTACAGAAACTAATCCCATTTGTTCTTCATAACCAATATAGTCATCTTCCATCACTTCTTGTTCTTGATTTAATTCTTCATTCATATTTCTCACCTATATCCTTATATTATTTTATCCACTATGCCTTTATCAAGACATTCTTGTGGTCTGTAAGTAAAATTAACATTCTTATCAGTATAATTAAAAATATCTTCTTCAGTTAATTTGGTATGTTTTCTAAATATATTACAAATTGTATCCCAATCTTTTAAAGATTCTCTAACTTCTACGATGTCTTCCTGTAATGTTGATTGACCTTGTTTATAGCTATTAGATTGATGAATTAATACTGTTGCATATCTAGTTATAAATCTATACCCTTTACTTCCTGCCATAAGTATTTTACTACCTCCACTTGCTGTATATCCATCACAATAAGTTTCAACTATTATACCTTGTTCTTGCCAATATTCCATATCAGATATCATTGCGAAAACCGCACATACCCAACCACCAAAACTTGATATTCTAACTTTTATATGTTTTCTATCTTTTTCTGGTTTATTTAATTCCTGAACTGCTAATTTTCTTAACTGCCTACAAAACATTACTTGGGATTCCCTATCTATTTCACAATCAAGGTATATAGTATTATCATTAAGATAATCTAATCTTTTCATTTCTTCTAGCAATCTATTTACTATTTGATACTCTCCCATATAATTCACCTTTAACCCTTTACTATTTATTTTAATTTATCTGTAAATTTATATCTCTTATATATTCAACTCCATCATAATTAACTACAATTAGAGTTTGACTTGCATGTGTTGTACATTGAAGTTTATCTACACTATGTTAAATTTCATATGTAAAGATATTATCCTTTAATATTTCTTTATTTTCATTTAATTTATTATATATAGACGTATCATTAAAATTTATAACCATTTCTTTTACACTCTTCCATATCTTAATTAGTTTATTATCATATAATTGAAAAACTACTTTTTTCTTGTGTGACTTATTATATATATTTATATGATTTATAAATTCTTCATTAATATTGCCTTTATTATATAAAAATATATATTCTTTACTAGATAATAATTTATGTTTACATACTTTTATTATTGTGCTTGCATCAAAACATCCATTAGTTTCTTTTTCTATGGATAATGCACTATCCCATACTTTAATTATATTTCTTTGAAAATCAAATTGTACAATTTCTATCTTTTGTCCTTTATTAAAAGTATAAAAATCTAAATCTACTTTCTTATTTAATTCATAATATTCAGTTTTATATATCCAAATATATCCCTTATAAGTTTTCCTTCCTTTGTTTAAACATTCCCATATACAAGATTGATTAATATTTAATTTTTTAGAAACTTCTCTTGCTCCAGACCATTCATTTATTAGATTTCCTTTTAAATCTAATTGAATAATTGGAATTTTAATTTGTGCATTTCTCATATTTTCTCTTGCTTCATTGTTAGGAATCCCACTATTTCCACCTTCATCATTATTATAACCATAATTTCCATTTGCAGAATTGTAATATTTTATCCAACACTGTTCTTTAATATTTAGTTCGTCTTGTGAAAATGCCATATCAAACACTTTATTAATCTGAAAAGAATCAAATCCATATTTTTTAATTGATTTAAATAAATGGTCATTATAATTTCTGTAATTATTTTTATTATAAATAGAATAATTATAAACTCTTTCAATATCAACTCCATTATAAGGATATCTCTTATCAAACCCATTTATAGTTTGTCCAATATAAACTTTACCATTGACAAAATTTTCTATTTTATATATGATACCATACACTTCTAAATTTCCTATTTTCATTGTTATCAATTCCTTCTTTCTATGAATTTTTTATAATAAAAAGACTCCTATTTACTAATAGAAGTCAAATCATTCTTAAATTGCTCTGTATTTTCAAATACAAAAACAGTTTCTTTTTTATTTTCTTTTTTAGGTTTAATATCTACTATAGCATGTCCTTTGTGTAAAAGTTGTCTTGCTATAGTTGGATTTACTATGATTTTTGTATTCATATTACACCTCGTTATTTTAATTAATTTATTTGCAAATTTATATCCTTGATACATTCTATATCATTTTCATTAATAACTATTAATGTTTGACTAGCATTTGTAGTACAACTCATTTTCTTAACAGAATAAGGATTATATCCAAATAATGAACCACTTGTAACAACATATCCCCCATTATTTTGAGAAGTTATATTGAAATTATGGTCATGCCCCCTTAGAATAAGTTTATATTCTGTGTTGTCCATTGTAGATTCTGAATCAAATAATTTCTTTTTATCTGAAATTCTATTATCTCCATGAATAACTTTTACATTCATTCCATTAATTTTAAAATAAGCACTATCATCAACATAATCAATATCATTTATATGTATTCTTTTATTTTCAGATATCTCAACAAACGTTTTTAAGTTTTCATTAATAATTACATTAGCATTATCGCCTTCAACATTTGCATCTTTTTCACTCAATCGGCTATGATTACCACCCACTGAATATACTTCAACATTTCTTTTCTTTGATGATATTTGAGTTATAAAGCTATATAATAATTTTGATGCATATGCTATTTGATGAGATAAATCAAATTCACATTCATAACTTTGATTTTTACGCATATATAGATTTTCTATAGCATCTCCACAATTTACAACTACCACTGAATTAATATTATATAAAATACAAGTTTTGTCTATTTCAATTAGCAATTTATTAAGTCTTTTCTTTGCAATTTCATAGTTGTAATAATTCCCTTTATATCCATTAATAACATAACCCACGTGCCAATCGCTGACTTGAACTATTAATTTATTATTTGATACATCTGTTATTATTTCATATTCAAACTTAGGAAAGTCTGTATAATTTTCTAGCATACATTCTTTTAAATCATTAGCTATTTCAATTGTCTTAACAAAATCTCTTTTTATCTTATTAAGTTTAGTGGTATCATTTCTAACTAGCATTTTCTTTACATCTAATTCACCAATTAACTCAGCAATTTCATCAATTTTGTTTTTTACTTCTTTGTCACCTTTTAAAGATTCCAAACATTCAGAACATGCAATTTCATAAATTTTATATATACCACGGAAATAACTCTCTTGGAAGTCTGTTCCAAGTTCTTGATTAATTACTTCTGCAATTTCTCTATTAATCATATTAAATTGTATTTTATTAGAATACATTCTATGTATATACTTTTCTCTTGACTCACTTTCTAACTTTCTAAACTTTTCCTCCATATTATTCCCTCACCTTTATTTAATTTGTTATAATTTAATTAATTCTTCATTTCCACATTTCTCACAATATATAATAATAGTGTCTTCACTTATTCTATCAAAGTCATTTCTATCAATATAGGTATCTATATCTAGCGTATTTTTACAACTTGAACACTTTTGTGTCTTATGTCTTTTTCTCTTAGATTTATTACTCTCACGTCCATCAAATTTCATCACCATTTTATATCTTCCTTTACTCTTTACTTTAATATTCATTAACAATCTGCATGTTTTTCAACGTTCAGACTCTATTATAAATATTTATTTAGAAATATAGGCGATGGATAACTTCACATTATCAAATCGCCTACTTTTTTGTTAAAGTCATCATAACTCAATTCAACACTTTGTTAGGTTTTCACGCCCTATTCTAACCTTGCCTTGAATATTATTTTAACGTCCCCTCAAGGAGTGACGAGTAAATAAAAATTACTCTGGGGAATGAGTGTTAGCCCTCACTTAAATACCTTCTAAAATAGTTGTTTTATTAAATTGCATAGGATGGTCGGTGTATCCATCATCTGAGATACTCTTTCGAGTCTGTAGAGAACCATTTTCTACTTCTATGCAATTCTCGTTACACGTTTAATATTCGTTATAAAATTAATAAATTGTCAAACCTCACATGAGTGTCTGCAATGTTTTACTCTTGTTCTTCCTTAGCTTCTGACTCATCTTTATCAGAAATAGATAATTTAATATTAGATTCATTAAACTTTTTAAAGTATTTTACTAAATCAACTTCTCCAATGTCCTCAACTTCTAAAATAAACATACCTTCTTGTAAATTATCTACATTTAAAATTCCTTCTGCTTTAAATTGGTGATCAGTTACTATTTTTTCTTGTATCTTTTTAGCTTTTGCCATTATTTTTCTCTCCTTTTATTATATTAATTTATTTTTTATAATTCTTCTGCTATTTTAGCAATTCTACTTCTATAACATTCAGTTAACTCAACTTCACCATATAAGTCTTGTCCTCTAAACACTTCTGAAAGTCTTCTCATTCCATTATTTGAACCTTCGTATAGCTTATCATCTACTTGTGTATCAACATCACCATCAATAATAGCAATACAATCGTCTCCTATTCTTTGTAACGCTAATTTCATTAAGTCAATACTCATATTTTGTGCCTCAGTAATATAGATACCTGCATTCATACCACTTGTATCAAATCCCCTAACATCACTCATAGGAAGTAATAATAACTTTCCTGTTCCAATAAGTGTTTGGACATTAAGACTATCA